CATGTATCACCCAATAACAGTTGCGTCGGCTGGCTGGACGTGCGCCAGTATCAGGCCCATCTGATAATTGCCGCCGAGGCAGTTGCTCTCGAAGCGGAAGCGCATCTCGCGGCGCTGATCCTTGAAGTAGATAATCTGCTCCTGCGGCGTCTGCGGCGTCTCGACAATCACGCGCGGCTCGCTGTTAACTTCTGGGCCTCTGGCGTTGGCGCGCCCGCGAACCTCGACGGTGATCGGCCCCGTCTGCACGAAGTCCGGCTCCATGATCAGCACCTGTATGGCCCGGTTCTGCTGCGACTGGACCGGCAGCGAAATGTCCGCAGTCTCGAAGTACGACTGGATCGGCTGCAAGTTCAGGCCGTCGAGCTCGTCCACGCCCTGCTCGTGCATCCAGAACTTGTAGCGCACATCGTTGCTCTCCTCGGTGATGCGGTAGTTGCCGTCCTCGGTGATGCGCATGTCGCCATCTTGCGTGATGCGGTATGTGGTGCCGAGCAGGTTCGGCCTGACGCCCGACATCAGCGGCTTGCTGAATACGGTCGGGAACAGGCCCGCGCCGCGCCCGCCGTTGGGCAGCGCGGTGTCATACCACGTGTTCTCGCGCACGTTGTAGACGATGGCGTGGTTCGGCTCCTCGCTGTCGCCCTTCGGGAAGCACCACCAGATTTCACCGAAGCGCGGCACCTTCATGGCGAAGACCTTCTGCCGCTGCGCCGTGTTCAGGTTGTCGAAGAAGAAGTTCTGGTTCAGGTTGTTCTCAACCTCGCGCACGACGCCGTTGAACATCAGGAAGCGGTCCACGCCGATCCAGAAGAACACGCCGTCGTACTCGATGACCGACTGCGCCGACATGATGGACGACTGCGCGCTGATCGTGTCGAACTGGAACGTCGGCGTCCCACCGATGTAGCTCATGCGGATGAGGCTGTCAGCCGACCACAGCAGGCCCGAGGGGCTGTTGCCGGGGCCGCCGCGCAGTGGCATGCCGCGCACGATCTTCTGCCCCGTGACGTAGGCATAGCCCGCGCCCGATCCGACGAAGTCGGTGGGGTCGCCGGGCACCGACCAGCCGACGAAGCCGTCCGTGCCGAAGATCACCGTGTATGGGTGCAGCGCCACCACGCCGCCGGTCAGGCTCACTTGGCTTGGCAAGTTGCCGTTTGCGACCGTCAGCTCGGTCAGCGACGCGGTGCCGAACAGGTCGCCCACGAACAGCTGGCCGCCCACGCTGTTGCAGATGCAGCCGAGGTTCGGCGCAACCTGCGCCACCAGCTGGATGCCGACAAGCGACGACGCGGTGTCCACGTCAAACTGCCACAGGTTCTGGTCGCTGACGGCGAGCGTGCTCGGCGTGCGGTTGGAGATCACGCTCGTGTTGAGGTTGAGGTCGATGTAGAACCGCTCGAGTATGTCTGGCGATCCGGCGTGGATGTACGTCAGCGCGTCCTGCGTGTAGCCGTGCAGCGTCCGCGCGATGCCGCTCAGGAACTTGTTGATCGAGCGGTAGCCGCCCATCTTGCGCGGCAGGCCGCGCTGGAAGCGGACCCACTGGCCGTCCACATACTGGTCGCCCTCAAAGCGCGTGCCGTCCCGCTTGATGCCGGGGAGCGACTTGATCTGGATGATCGACTCGGCCACGCTATCCCCCGATGCTTATCAGGACGCCAGCGTTTGCGCCGGCGTTGCTGTTGCTTATGGTGGTCGTCCGCGTCCCGGTGGCGCCGGGCACGACCGACTGATACCAAGCCGCGATGGCACCGCTAGATGTGCCGCCGCCGTCAATGGTAGTCGTGTTTGTCATGCCGCTCGGCGTGGTGAAGGCGGCCCCCGGTGAGATGCTGCTGGCGGCTGCGGCCGCCGCGATAAGTATGCCGCCCGCCGACGTCACGCCACCAACGGCCAGCGAGCCGTCGCCGGTGCGCGTGCTGATGGCGCTTATGCTGTCCCACACGCCGCCGCGTATGCACAACATGATACCGGCGGCGGCGGAGGAGCCGCCCGTATATGAGAACGTGATAAAGGATGGCACGTTCGTCCCCACCTGCAACGTGGCCACGCGCAGCGATGGCGCGACGCCCTGATCGACCCGCTCGGTCCACCCCGAGGCGCCCGTCCACGTGGCCGCAGGCGGGGTGTACATGACTGCGACCAGCAGGTCGTTCGACTTCGTCCCCGTTGGCGCGCCCGTGAATAGCAGGCTGCCGGGAAAACCCGCAGACGACGAGGTGTACGCCACGAATTGCGCCCCCCGAGACACCGCCGTCATGAGTCTGCGCGCCAGCATCAGCTGACGTAGCCGGACAGGACGCCGTATACTTGGCTGCCAGACTTCTCCAGCACGATGATCGTGTAGCCGGTGGTGGCCAGCGACGGGGCCGATCCGCCACCCGCAAATGCGCTGATCCACTTGACGCCGCCGCTGCCGAACGTCGCGTCGGTCCACGTTATCGAGTAGGCGCCCGCGTTGCTGACGAACATCGTGATGCTCTGCCCGTTGGCAAAGCTGGTGCCCTTCGGCGTGCGGTTCGCGCCCAGCGTGATGTATTGAATGGTGTTGTTGGCGGGGTTGATCTCGAAGGCGGCGCCATCCGTGATGGTGTAGATGCCCTCGGTGATGGACCCCGAGGTGGTCAAGTTCGACGCCGTCGGCGTCGTCAGCGTCGGCGTCGTCAGCGTCGGCGAGGTGGCCAGAACCACGTTGCCGGTGCCGGTCGATGTCGTCGTGCCCGTGCCGCCGTTGGCAACCGGAAGTATCCCAGACACGGTGGCGGTCAGGCTGATCTTGCCATACGCGGGGGCCACGCCGACGCCCGCGGAGATGAGCGCGTTGCCCGTGGCCACCGCGGCGAGCCGCGTCAGCGTCGATGTGGCGGAGGCGTAGATGATGTCGCCCGTGGCGTAGGAGCTGAGGCCGGTGCCGCCCTGCGCCACGCCGACCGTGCTGGGCAGCGTGGCCGTGCTGGCCGAGGCGAGCACGACGTCGGCACCGTTGCAGTACAGGATGGCCGCGTAGCCCTGCTGGACGACGACGGGGACCGCCTGCGTCGATGTCTTGAGCGACAGCGTGTAGGATCCCGTGGTCTGGTTATCGACCCAGTATTGCTGCACCGTGGACGGGACGATGATCTCCATCGTGGTGCCCAGCACGCCGATGAACTGGTAGGCGATGCGGTTGAGCTCGGTGCTGGTCAGCGTGTAGGGGCTAGTCTCGCTGGTCAGGCTGATGGACGTGAAGTCGAACGCGAAGGCCGCATCCTGACCGAAGCCGAGGCTGTACCAGACGAGGCCGTCCGTCACGAGGGTTGCGCTGTCGCCGGGGCTGAGGACGAACGTCACGTCGCCGTCGATGGTGTCGGCGCCCGCGGGCGTCACAGTCAGGTCGCCGCCGCCCGCGTTGCGCATGGACACGAAGTAGTTGGCGCCCGCCGTGCCCGCGCTGGGCAGGTTCAGCGTCCCGAGGCCGGTGCCGGTCCACGTGAGCATGCTGGCACGGTCGGTCGTCAGGACGGTGCGCGGGCTGACCGTGAACGTCGTCACCGGGACCGACTGCGAGAGCGTGTTGGAGGTGACGGTCAGGCCGTAGCCCGCCAGCGCAGACGGCTGCACGGTGGCCGTCGAGGCCCCGTAGTTGAACACGCGCCACGTCCCGGCGATGGTCGTCGTGTCGGACAGGTAGACCTGCCACTGCGTGCCGGCAGGGACCGTGGCAATCGTGTTGCCAGCGTGGTCGTCAACGAAGAAGTCGTACGTGGTGTCGATGTTGTTGAACAGGATCGTCTGCCCCGCGCCAGTCAGCGTGGCGTCCGGCAGGATGATGCTATACCCGGAGGCGTCCGGCGTCACGTCGATGATGCGCGCCGCCGGGTCTTCGGTGCCGGAACTCTCCAGCGGCCACTCGAGCGGCGTGTCGGCGCTGAGCGCAATCGACAGATACGACACGTCGGACGGAAAAATCGTATTTCCGCCGAATACGTTGGTGAAACTCACTGTTGTTCTCCTGCTCTACGGCGGAAATAGGCTAGACGTCGTGCGGATGCCGCTTCCCGTGCCTCGGGGTTCCATTGGCGGGCTGCACGTTCTTTAGCCGCAGCCTTAGCTTCAGGGGTCCACTGCCGCATAGCCCTCTGGCGTTCCGCTTCTCGGCGCTCGGGGGTCCAGACGATACGGCCCTTACCTCTGCCGGGACTAGGGTTGCGGTGCGCGGGAACAGGAAGGAGACCCGCAGCTACTTTGGCATCTCTGTTCTTTTTGAAGGTGGCTATCTGTTTGAACACCCACTCCTCGCTGTGTTTCTTTCCTCTCTGCGCCACGCTGAGCTTAGCGCGTGTTTCGGGGGAAGCCTTACTCCCTCTCCGACGTAAGGCTGCAGCTTTCTGCTTGTCGGAGGACTTCCCGCGTTTCTTCGCGTTGGCGGAATCTATCTGCTCGCGCGTTAGCGGGACGCCGTCACCGCCGTGGGTCATGTTATACCCATCCGGAAGCAGCGAACCTGAAGACACGATACAAGCTACCTCCACCTCACACGCGTGTTGGTGGTCGCGGCAAAGCTGCAGAACTTCAACAGAAAAGGCCGAAGGCCCGTAGCACCGTATGGCATCATAGAGCGCCGTTTTACGCTTCCACCGCGCGTTCAGCAGGTGCTGTTCAAAGCGTTCCTCTGCGGTTTTTGATGTGTAGCCAACATACCGCTTCCCGTTGGCGCTGCAGGTGACCTGATACACCACGTAGGTCATCTACGCCTCCTTGCGCATGGACGCGCGGTCGAGGATCTTCGCCAAGTCCTCGCCGTTGAGCATCGCGGCGGCGCGGTCGTAGTACTGCTGCCACGTGCCGATGCGCTCGTCGTTCTTCAGAAATGGTGTGGCCTCGAGCAGCGTGCCATACAGCAGAACCTGCGGCGCGTACTCAGTGAGCCAGTTGGTCTGGATGCTGTCGTCCAGCAGCGGCGGCAGCTCGTAATACAGCACCTCAAACGGATACTCTTCGTCCGGCGTCGGCGCGATCAGCCAGTTGCTGTAGTTGTAGTCGCAGTAGAACGCAGGCTGGCCGGTCTGGCTCTCGTCGGGCCAGTAGGACCGCACATACTCGTAGCCGCGCGTGAAGACAGGCGTCCGGGTGGCGTTGCCGGTGCCGGTGCCGAAGTTTATGGAGATCGTGTCGCGCCAGCGGTCTGGCTTGGCGTATACCGACTGCCCGATGATCATGGTGTCGGTGACGACGGCGATGAAGCCCTGCACCTTGAGCTCGCGGGAGATGCGGCGCTCGGCCAAGTTGATCAGGCGCGGGATCTGCTCGTAGACGACGGCGTCCGACGCCAAGGTCGCGCCGCGCTCCAGATAGCGCCGCACGTCCTGCTGGAGCGTCTCGAATGTCATCGTGGTGGCCATGTCGCAAACCCTGTAGCACAGTGCGGGGCGGCTGTAACCGCCCCGCAGCGTGACGATTGTTAGCCGATTGCGTTGCGCAGGGTCATGCCCAGCACCGCCGTGACGGCAAGCTGTGCCGCCTGCGCGGCGTTGGCGTCGCCTACGAGATAGCTGGCCAGCGCGCCGAGGAGGCTGAGGCCGCCCACGACGTAGGTTTTCTTGCCCTTGAGTTTACCCATTTTCGTTCTCCTTCAGCCATGCCGCCACGTCGAACGAGGGGCAGGCTTTGTTGACGCCCGGCCAGTCGCGATGTCCGCGAACTACGAGGCCGGGGTAGCGCGCCTTATACGTTCGGATTAACGTCAAAAGCGACTTCTTTTGCGCGTCGGTGCGCGTGTCCTTCGGTGCCGTCATCTTGGCATCCATGCCGCCGATGTAGCAGATGCCGATGTTTCCGGTATTGTGTTTCCCGACGTGGGCGCCCTTCTGGTCGTCCTTCAGCGTCTGGTGCGTGGACCCGTCCAGCTCGACGACCCAGTGATACGACGTCTGGCCGAACTTGGCCTTGTCCCACTGCGTGATCTGCTCCGTGGTGACGTGGCGGCCCTCGGGGGTCGCAGCACAGTGCACGGTCAGAAACTTAACTGGGCCGAGCGCAGACATCAGTTCATTTTCAGAATGATGCCGAGCAACATCACCATGATGGTGCCGCAAGAGGCAACGCCGATGCCCTCAATCCGCTTCAGTCTGGCGCATAGACCTTCGTAACGCAGGGTGCAGACTTCCTCGTGAGTGGCAAGGCGCGCCTCGGTCTTGTCAATCGTGGTCATTACTTCAAGTTCCTCAACTTGTAGATCGTGCTCAGGTACACGCCGCCAACGCTGTCGAGCAGGTTGGCCACGGCGCGGTTGCCCCGGCAGACGTCCTCGTGGTTCTCCTCAATCCACGCCGCGTCGCCCTCGAGCAGCTTCAGCGGGTCGGAACTCTCGGCGTCGGGTGCGGGTATGCTGCCGATCAAGTCGAAGGCGCCCTGATATGCCTCCACGAGGTTGTCGATGGCCTCGATCACCTCGTCGTAGAAGCTGCCCAGCGCCGCGTGCTTGGCGAAGCTGCCGGTGCCGGTGGCGCGCCAGTGCGCGAAGTGCGCCACGTTGCGGGCGTAGAACACCCGGCTGATGAGCTGCTCAATCATCTACGCAATCCTCTCGGCTACGACGATGGC